AGGTACAGGTCTGCGTTTAGAATACTTAAACTCTACATTTACACCATCAGGTGTCTTACCTAAATTAAAGTCTTTATACATTTCAGCACTACTAAACTCAATTCTACCTATACCACTTCTTGTCTCTACCCAATCTTTTGGTATTACTGCAAGTTTCTGTTGCAAACTTATATCAACAAGTGTGTCATATATTCTATCTGCCCAACCTGATGTATTGACAGGGTGAGCATTAATATAATCTTCTATTCTTTTCTTAAAGACATCTCTAGCATTACGCAATATGTCTCGCTTGAGAGTGTCACTAAATCTAACTGTCGCCATAATTTACTCCTTGGTTATAGTTATCTTTCATTGTGCATTTTGACTACCTCACCAAAAGGCACTTTACTATTTCTGTTTACTGTTGTATCAACCCACAGTACAGGGTATGTTGGCTCTGTACCGAAGTCATCACAATACAAATCGGTAAGAAATACACAAGCAACAGGCTCAATACATTTCTTATCCAAGTACTCAAACACAGGACTGAATGCTGTACCACCACCACCATGTGGCTTGATAACTACATCATCACCTCTGTTGAATTCATCATAGTGAGCTACCTCGTTGTCGAAGTACAACACATGTAAACGTGTTGGATACAAGTCTTCCCATATAGTCTTTACCTCAGCACTGAATTGGTCTAACTCATCTTGACTGACAGAGCCTGAGCAATCTACTGCAATAGCTATGTCGCCTAGTGATTCGCCTGAGATACTAGGTAGATACATACCTTGTCCAATGAATCTTCTGTTAGGTCTAGCATAACTTCTTGTATCAACTCGTTGCCTTACAATGAATCTCATCAGTACTTCTCGCCAATCTACTAGAGGTTTGAGTATCTGTCCCACTAGTCGTTCAAGACCAGAGGTCATCTTACCCATAATCTTAGTAGCATTAGCTGACTGAGATACCTTAACTTTCCACTGTGCTGATAGCCTATCCAACTCAGCTTTTGTTTTAGGTTTAGCATTACCTGATTTATTACTAGGCTTATCGCCTATACAGTCATCAAGTGGTTGTCCCTCACCACCCATACCTTGCTCATCTTCAGGTGTATCAGGTAATAGGTTGTAGATACCATCAGTAGTACCATTACCTTGAGCATGAATATCTCTGTCATAAAGACCACCCTTAGGCATAGTACCTATGTTGTCATCAATAAGTATCTGATTGATTACATAGTCACCAGCTTGATTCCACTTGTAAGGGTTTCTACCATTCAAGCGAAAACAATGCTCTAGCATAGGGTGGAAAGTCTCATGTGCCATAAGAAACACTAGCTCATCATCAGTCAAACTATCTACATAGTCAGGACTTAGTATGACTACTTCACCATTGGTACATGCTGTCGGTATACTCTCATCCCATAGGACTTCCATACCGAACAGTATGTTACCAACAAAAGGGTAGCGAAGTATTAGCTGTGTCTTAGCTTTCTTTACTCTATCGTTTCTATCCATTCATATGTTCCTCTATCTGTTTCTTAATCTCATTAGCTTTACCTGATACTTCTCTTCTCAAGTCTAGGTCTAGCCTCAAAGATTCTGGATTGTGGTGTGTCAAATGTGTCTCAACTCGTTGTCGCATGTTTTCCAAATCAGTATCATCAGTAATATTCATACGCTTTAGGACATCACATACTTCTCTTAAGTTTTCTATCAAGGTATCCCTAAAGATATTCTTGTTGTCCGATAACTTGTCAGCCATATGCTTGACCTTATCGTACAATCTTTGCCATGCCTCTTGCATAGCTACCTCAATGGAATCCTCAACTCTCTGACCAACTTGTTGCTGTATGTTTTGCAATTCCGTATCAGCAATGTCAACTCTGAAATCATCAGAGGGTACAGGTGATACATTCATATCCATACTGAATCTAAGTCGTAGCTCATCAACACTAGGATACTCATTGGCATTGTATAAACTGCCTAAGTCTCTTTGTGCATTCAACTGCAACTGTGGATATGCTTGTAAGAACTTGTCGACTAATTGTAACCACTCAACTTTTAGTTTATTAAAACCATCCATGAATGTCATGTAGTTTTTAGTAGGTAATAGCATAGTACCATCTTTACCCCAACTAAGAGTGTTGTGATAAAAGAACTGTCTAATTAATGTAGTCTTCTTATGCACATTACTCAGGTGTTCATTGTTAGGTAGCAATGATTTATGATATGTACCTGATTGTGTTATTGCATTGTTACTTACAGCTACCTGTTCACTAACCCTTTTATCACGCTTGTTCATAGTAGGTTGTGATACATTTAGCTGAGTAAGTAATGCTTTCTCATTTAGTTTCATAATGTTTTCCTATTTAGTTTACGATTGTACATACTTGTGCACATTCACCAACAAGTCGGTATACTCTTGACCGATTGCAATAAATGGCTCAGTAGTGTGTTTGCTTTGTGCCATTTTCAAACCAAGTATTGAATACTCTGCTCTATCCTCATTGATAAGCCTTGTAAGATACTTGATAAAATTGACTGCATGTTTGTCTGCAACTGTACAGATAGAGGCTATCAGAGCACACATGACATCAGGTTTCTCAGGTATCATAGCTGTGTTAGGACTTTTCAGTATCTCTTCAGGTTTAGGTAAGTCTGCATATGTTCGCAAGAAACCAACAAACTCACTACCAGCACCCTCACCAACTGCACCCATGATACATTCTTGTAGTGGTATACTATCCTTGTCATTATCAAACAGTGGTAGGATATCAGATACACCCTCTACCCATGAACGTGGTGTAGGATTCTGCTCTTTCTGTGGATTAAAGTCATGCAATAGGTCTGGTCTGAACTGCATAAATGCCTGAACAAGTCCCTCTACACCATTACCTTGAGCCCACTCTAGCCAATTCGCTAGGTCAGTATCAAGTGTCATAACTGTCAACCTGTTGCTTAGGTGTGATAACCTACGATTAACACCAGCTCTATCTGATTGCCTGTTACCTGTCATAACAAACATAACATCATCTATCAAGTCATAGCCATGATGTGTCCTACCTTGTACCATGTTAGCCACAGTCTTTTGGATATCCTGACTAGCCTGACCGAAGTCATCTAGGCATACAATAACCTTTTTACCATGATACTTACCATCTACAACAGGTATCCATTCAGGTAGTATGTGCTTAACTGTCCCATCAGGTTGAGGCATAGGTATACCTAAGTCCTCTACCAATGTGGTAGGCATATGCACTTCTACATACTCAACACCTAATTGCTTAGCAACATCTCTGACAATGGTTGTCTTACCACCACCAGGTGCACCCTCTATGAACACTGTACGCTTGATAGGAAACAGTGTCTTTAGGGTTTCCATTACTTCATTAGCTTTCATATTTACTCCATGATTACTAGTTACATCTATACACTATGTATAGAATTCATTAAGGATAGATAGGAACATAGCCATGGAAACCTACCTATCCCACTTAGGAAGTACTCTAACTCTTGCCTAAGTTAATTCTTTAAAGATTTACCACAACAACTTCCCTTTTGTGTTACCTGATAAAATATTATCATCATCTTCTTCTAACTTTTTTATGTATTCATAAACTTTAATAGCCAAGTCCCCACTTAATTTAATCTCATAAGTAGATTCATCAGGTCGTTCTACAAATACACCCCATTCATTTATCTTCATTTACATCAACCTCTCTACAGTTATCACATTCAATAACTATCCGTGGCTCATCACCGACTACAAGTTGTCCACACTTAGGACATTCTATAGTGTATTCTTTATCCATGCTTACCACCTTTATTGTTGATACCTTTCAAGTCATCTTTATTGCTCACTACTATGTAGTTAGACTTATGCATTGGTACTACTGTATGCCTAACCTTACGAGCCTCTACCTCACCACACTCTAGGCATGTAACATAACCTAGCTTTGACCTACCGATTGGTATTGTGGTATTACATACTCTACATCTACTCATCTCTATACCTCATTGATTAAACCATATGGCTACCCATACAGCGAATATAAAAAATCCTATTAATAATAATTCAATCATCATTTAAGCCTCAATAATTTATTCATACTTAACCCTATACGCAATGCTTTAGGGTAGCCATAATACATCTCTATAGCCTCAATTCTTCTATCTCTTTGTTGATAAGTCTCATTCTTATCAGGTCTTTTTAATAAGTGTTTCATAATGTACCTCTCATAAAGGATATCCCTAGTACATCACTAGGGATACCACAAGTTGTTGTTAGTTGATTGCTACAGCTGGTTTATTTCTAATCTCAACCAATCTATCAGCGATACTAGTTGTTGTTTTCTTAGCCTTAGCTTTCTCAGGTAACAGTGCAAAATAGGCACCCTTACCAAATAAAACTTTAGGTACAGTCCCTATCTCATTATCAGGTGTCCAATATTGGAAAGGTATACCATCAGCTGTAGACAAGTCCACAAGGTCTTCATGCAACCTTACATCATCTTTACCTACCTCATATTTATGAGGCTCATCTGAGGAACAAGATTTAATGCCATAACTTGCCTCACCATATTTCCTAAACATCTTACTACCACTTTTATGGTTGGTTGGATGTATAGCTACAAAGTATTTTTTACTCTCACTCATAATTTTCTCCTACCCTATCAGGGTAATGTTATATTAATAATCACCCTAAGAGCAAATGCTCGTTCGGGCTTGGGATTATATTCTCACACTCAAAAATTTTTGCTTGGCGAGACCCGTGTAGAAATTTTATTTGCATACAGCTACCGAGTGCTTTAGGTAGATATATATGCCTGAGGTATATGTAAAGTTAGATAGAAAGAATCCTTATATATCAATGATATATCCTCAAGTATCTAGATTATCTAGTTATCTTGAGGTAATACCCTGTTACCCGAAACTATAAGTATCGCCTAGAAATCTTCTAATGAAAGGGTATATATGATTTTTATAGATAATCTAGATAGTTTAGATAGTATAACTATACATGCATGGCTGTAGCCCTTACGTTACAACGTGTTGTTACCATTATGATGTAAGGTTTGAGTATATATATTCTAAGAAACAACGTAAAGTAACAACTAGATACTTTAGATAGTGTAAACTTACTAGGTAAACTTTACGGTATCACCTAGATTAGTTTCTAATGCATGCTGTAACCCCCCGACCCATGGTCATTATATATAATAATTAAAAAATAAATAAAAAGAATGAACAGTTTATAGACTTGTTCAGGTCTTTTGGTTAGTTAGATAGTGGGAACCAGCTAACTATTCTTATATCCTGTGGTGGAAATTTAATAAACAAGTTAGCTTCTAATGCATTATCAAATGTTCTCACTTTAGGTTGGTTCTTATCAAAGTAATGTACTTTAATATTTTTAAATATACTCATTGTTTACTCCAATTAGTTAGTTAATTAGTGAGCAGTTTTTTTCCTCTTGCTCAGGAGCACCAATGCTTCCTTGACTTACATGGATTTAGCCTAGATACACACTACCAAACTTTACGAGTGGCTGATGCTCTACTAAATTCTGGCATGTCAGGTTTTAGCTGAGCATGTTTCTGAAAGTAGTGAAACACCATTGGTGTACCTTTGGGAGCAGCTTTGATAGCTTCAGTCCAAAAGAAGTCTTCGTTTAACGGAAGGCCTGTCTCTTCTTTAGCTTTCTGGGCTGCCTTCCAACAATCGTTCGCATTAAGCTCACCATCGTTAGAGTACTTCCCATTAGGTTCTGGGGCTAGTATTAAAGAAGCTTTGCCATATTTTACAAAAGCTTTAGACTTCTTTTGACCATCCTTAGAACCGTCTTGATGTTCCCTAATGGTAACAACAAGAGGCATACCTTTATAAAGTCCCATAAATAGTCCTCATAAAAGAGTTATTACTTAAACAAGTCCGAATGTGTTTAAGCTTGATTAACTATCTCATATCTAAAAATTTTTGCTTGGCAGGTATAAATAAAGGGTTGTAGACTATCCATATTAAATTATATAGAGGGGGGTAGTCGGACTCGCAAATTATACCCACCCCCCAGATAAGTAAACCTCTTATAACAAGACCCAAAAAACCAACGTGTAAAGTTTCAGACTTTTTGTTGACAACCTGTTGGTTTTACTTAATGATTCCATTATGGATACGCTTCCGCTACATCATACTAAATGGTCAGACCGCTTAGCTTTTGATATCGCTTTGATGCTAGAAGGTAGTGGTGAATCCCTTGAAGAAGTACAGGCACGGCACAACGTAACGGCTGATGCTATAATTGACTTTAACAAAGATAAAGTATTCTTAAAAAAAGTAGAGTCGTATCGTAATGAAATAAAAGAAAAAGGTATGACCTTTAAGCTTAAAGCTAGAGCTCAAGCTGAAGAATTATTAACAACATCATGGACATTAATACACAGCCCAGAAACATCTTCAGCTGTTAAAGCTGATTTAATTAAGTCTACTGTTAAGTGGGGTGGGCTAGAAGCAAAGTCACATAATATGGAGGAAAGCAGTGGGGGAGTCAAAATTACAATTAATCTCGGGGGGCAAGAGCACACAACCAGAGTCGTCAATAGTGAAGAAAGCCCAGATGAACATGAACTTATCGAGACTGAGCGAGCCCTTTGATGTTATACACAAAGGTAAACTTGCTAAGAAAATATACACATTAAGTGATTATAATAGATTTACAGCGGAGCTTATGAAGTTATCAATGTCTTATGATACAAAAATAATTAGGCATAAGAAAAAACCAACGGAATACTTTGTTGTACTACTAGAAAGTTATGGAAGTTAAATGGAAATAGATTATACACCAAGTAAAGTATGTAAAGATTTTATGGTATCTGACAGTAAGATGCGTGTACTGATGGGGCCTGTAGGTTCTGGTAAATCAGTTGCAAGCTGTTTTGAAGTAGTCAGACGAGCATCTATGCAAAAACCCAACAAGCAAGGTATAAGAAAATCAAGGGTTGCTATAGTTCGTGAGACTGCAAGACAACTGCAAGATACAACAATTAAAACATTTCACGACTGGTTCCCACCTGGTGTATGTGGAGAATATATGAGAACAACTAAAACTTACTTCTTAAAAGTAGGTGATGTTGAGTGTGAGATTATGTTCAGGGCACTTGATGATTCAGATGATGTTGCCAACTTGAACTCACTAGAATTAACATTTGCGTGGTTTAATGAGTGTCGGGATATAAACCCTGACATTGTAGACGCTATGTCAAAACGTATTGGTCGTTTCCCGTCAGCAAAAGATGGTGGACCTTCTTGGTTCGGGATGTGGGGGGACACTAACCCACCCACTATGGATACATGGTGGTATTATCAGATGGAGCAATTGGACCCCTCCGACGGTGTTTCTCTTAATGATAATGGGTGGGATGTATTCAAACAGCCATCAGGTAGAAGCGTCGATGCAGAGAATGTAGATAATCTACCTGAAGGATATTACGACACGCAAGGTAGGTCAGATGAATATATTCGTGTGTATATTGATGGGGAATACGGCTTAAGTACCGCAGGACAACCTGTGTATAAGTATTTTAGACCTGACTATCATATGGCAAACCAAACTTTACAACCTGTTATAAATGGTGTAAGACCAATAATAATTGGTATGGACTTAGGGCTAACACCTGCGGCTGTTATAGGACAACAAGACCCACGAGGTAGAGTATTAA